GGTTGCTAAGAACTCTTGCTTGTACTGAGTCTGTGAACGTACAGCCATTTGCTCGCAAAGAACCATAGCGTCACGGTGCATTAAGATACCACCTTTAACACCAGTTTCTAAGACTGGACAGTTAGTAGACACGTATACGTCAATACCGTACAACGTACCAATCTGACCATTCTGTACTGAACGACCATCTACGAAGTCTGAAGAGTTATAACGGTCGATACCACGGATTTCGTTAACAGCGCTAGGCGGAATAACTAGAACTCGTGAGTCCATAGGAACGTTGTTGTCGTCTAAGATTTGAATAAGGTCACGGAAACCTTTGTCATTAAACGCACCAACATCAGCAGTACCATCAGCGTCATATGCTTCAGCAGCACCAGAAGTAGTGTTGAACTGGAAAGCACCAGAGTGAACGAAAGAACTACCATCGCCATCACCGAACTTCTTCACAAGAGCGTGTAGGTCATTATCAATCTTAGTTGCTAATGCGTAACCTGCGTCGTCTGTGTAGAACTTACGTAATGAATCAAACGCTTGAACATCAGTGATGTCTTCAATAAGACGTGAGTATTCAAAGTGGTTGTTAATAGTGATGACTAATTCATCGTTAGCATCCTGTTGGATAGTAACTGTATCGGCTGCTGCTTTAGCACTTGCTTCGCCACGGGTAGGCTTAGGAATGTGCATAGTGTCGCCTTTCTTGCCTGTCATAGGCATCTTCTGTACTAGGTTAGCTAGAACTAAAGATTTCTTATAAGCCGCAATGACCTCATCAGACCACAATTCTGGGATAAAATGAGTTGCATTAGCTTTAGTAACTGTGTTACTGGTTGAAGGTGTTAAGTTTGCCATTAGAGTATTTCCTCAATAAAATTAAAAGTTATTTGACTCGACCTTCAGCATAGGCTTGGCGTATCTCGCCTGCTAGTGCCTGATAGCGCTGTGGGTCTTTTGCCATTAGTTCTACAATATCTGCACGTCTGTAGACTTTACGTGAAGGACGTTCTCCGCTACCACGAGCATTGCCTGTGGATGCACTCTTTACGGCTTGCTTACGAGCTGTAGTCTCTTGGGTCGTCGCTTGTTTTACCATGCTCTGACGTTCTTTCCATAGACTAAATAACTCATCAGCACTGTCGTAATCAAATGCATCAGCATTACGTAGTAACTGTGTACGTACCTTAGATTTCCCTACCCACTCAATGAAGCCTTTATCAGCTACAATGTTTTGAAAGTCAGGATGTTGGCTCTTTAGTTTTGCAACAGTTTCTTGTTGCGCTAAACGTGCCGTAGCTTCTCGACTCTGTTTAACCGAAGGGTGGTTTTCTAACATCTTGCTGATAGCTTCTTTAGGGTTCTCAAAGAAGTCTAAATCATCAAAATCTTCCTCTACGGGTGCAGGGGCTTGTTGTTGTTGTGTGACGGTTTGTGCTCGTATGAAGTCATCAACTACCTTACGTAACTCACCTACTTCCTGTGATTGCTTGCCCAGTAGCTTCTCAGCGTTCTGATGCATTGCAACTATATCTTTGACGTCCTTGCCTTGGTATTTGTCCGGAATATCCTCTAAACTACCTTGGTTATTGTCTGGTTCGTTCTGTTCAGCATAATCCTCATATCGTGTCTCTTGAGGTTGTTCCTGTTCTACAGGGGTCTCAAGTTCATCAAATTGAGTTTCTTCGTTGTAGTCTTCTGTGCGACCATCGTTGGTATTTGCCATTTATTGTATCTCCGTACTATAATAGTATTGTGGAAAAGTATACTTAGTCTCTCTAGCCCACGAGTTTAACTAAGCGTTAGTTGCTGATTCGTGACCTTGCTCAATGAAATGTTCAAAGTTTAGAATCATACGTATAATGGAAAGTTCACCTTGTGTTCTATACAGGTCTTTCTCATTGGTTAAATAACCTATGTCATAGGCTTCAGCACGGTCCTCAAGCTCCTCAATGAACTGGGACCATCCTGGGCTTCCGAATAGGTCAAAAAAGTTGTTATAATAGAGTTCTTCGTCTTTAGTCATGTTATCCTCCTAGGCACAACCGTAGTTTAATATACCCCTATTATACCATATTTTTAGCCTTTTGTCAAGTATTATTCACTCATTGGAGGAAGTTTTTCTTGACTTTGTGGTTGATTTGTGATAGGCATCTCAGCACGTCTAGCATTGTTTATCTTTTCGCCTACCTCTACGTCCTGACGTTGCTTCTTAAGTTGTAACTCAGCTATACGCATACGTTTCTCAAACTCTTTGTCATCAGCATCTCCTTTGTCAATATTTGTACTGACAGCTTTAATGCGTTGAGTCTCTGCGTTATATTGTTCAACCTGCGCTTCAACATTGTACTTTTGTGCTCTAGCGTTAGCTTCGGCTGCCTGTGCTTGTAACGCAGCGGCTGTAGCCTGTTCCTTAGCCATTTGTACCTGAGCCATTTGTTGTTCCATCTGCTGTTGCATCTGAATCATTTGTTGTTGCTGAGGGTTAGGCTGTGCGGCTTCACGCATCTTAGCAATCATTTCCTCACGCTTAGACAAGTTCATATTCTCTACGATACTTTCAATAAGCATAGGATACATAGGACTGTCCGCAGGCATAGTCTGTAATAGTTGTACTAACTGTGTGACCTCATATTCACGAGCAATAATACCTAGGCTTGACGTAGGAATAAACTTAAAGTCCTGCGCTTGGTATAACTCAGGAACAAACTGCATGTAACGCCAAGCTGTCTTCTGAATCATTGGAATCAGGAACATCTCTTGGAAGTTAATAAGAGTGCGTTTATGTCTCTTAATGATGGCACCTAGGGACATACTAATGCCTGCCGCAGTTGCCTCACCGTTGACACCTCCGGACACACCAGAGGAATCTACAGCACCTGTGGCCTGTTGCACCATCTGTTCTAACTGGCCTGCTTGAGCAAAGGTTACCTGTCCGACCTGACCAAAGTTAAATGGTTGTAGGACTTCAGCAGGGTTACCGTTAGTCAAGAAGACTTTCCCTGGTCTTATCTCAGGCTTCATGCCTCTAGGAAGCCGTGAGGCGTCCACAGCCATCATAGGATGTATAGTTAATGCTAATGCATCAATACGTGCTCTAAGTTCCGTGTCGAGGGCTTTCTGGCTGTTGTAGCCCTTCTCACAGACACCACGACCCCAGAATCTATTTGGTATGACATCCCAAGGGAATGCAACCACTGGACGGTCCTGCATCATATAAGGGTTTTCTTCGACCTTAACTAGCTGACCATTAGCTATGACAACAATGGCTTCAATATAAGCACTATCGTTATCTTCATCATCACTTAGAGCTACAGCTTCTTCGCCTTCCTCTAGTTCTTCTTCCATTGCTTCATTAAACATGTCTCTTGGTACTAAACCGTAGTACTTAATAAGACGTACTTTGTCCTCTGGGAATGACGCTAGTTCTCTGTCTGGCTCAATGTCCGTATCTGTGTATGCTTCGCCTAGCTCTACGTCACGGTAGACACCTTTTTCAATTAACTGTTCTACCTGATGCGTAGGGACAAACTGGTCTATAGCTACACCTAAGGCTTCCTCTACGGAAGTAGCCACAGGGTCAATAAGGAAGTTCTGTGGTAACACAGGATTCAGTTTGACAACAAAACGTTCCTTAATACTAACACCTACAGCCTGCATAGCGCCTTCCATAATAGGCTGAGACGCAGGGACCATCTCTTTGGTCTCTTCAATGACTAATTCACCAATGCCTGTACCATAGATAGCAGCATTAAGGACAGCCTCTGCGACAGTCTTACGTGTCTTAGTGAACTTAAAGTCCTCCATAAGCTGTGCTTTAAGTTGTTCTATATCTACTTTATTTGGGTCCTGTACGTCATCACGTATGTCAAACCAGTTGCCACGTCCAAAGGTAGCCTCTTCGACCTCAGCGACACTGGACTCTACAGCCTGTTGTAACGCAGGGGCTATGAGCTTAGAACGCTCAGAGTCACGCATAGTGTCACTACCGTCCCAAATACCACGCCAGAGACGGAAGTATTCCTCATGTTTGTCTTGATAGTTAGACTCGTAGTGGTCACGCCAGTCTTCACATTTAGACATGACCCATTGTTCTAAACCTTGTGAGTCAAAGTTAATGCTTTCATCATTCATATATTAATATCCTGTGAGGTAATCGAGAGGCTCGTAGTCCTCATCTAAGTCTAATAAATCTGTGTTGTACGAGACAATAGCTAGTTGGTCTATGTAAGCCAAGGAGTCTATTAAATCGTCATGTACTAAGTGATTAGGGAATTGAAACAACTGGTCCAAGAACTCTCCGTTCCAGTCTCCTTTGTTTATTGACACTTGACCATTCTCAAAGCGTCCCTGTAACGCCCAGACAATCCTGTCGGTTTTCTTTTGGTTACCGTGGGTTAGTTCCTCTATTCTAAAGAAACGGCTCTTACGCTTCATTAGGTCCATTAATGGAGACATAACAGCTTGCTTTGCGATACCTCTTTCGATACCTACGCTCACTGGTCTGTATTTCTCTACAGCAGCAAATATCTTCTCAGCGGTCTTGTCCAAGGTCCATCGTCCGTAGATAATCTCTTTTATCCACCAACCGTGTTCCGAGACTTTAACCACAGATATTGCAGTGTTATCCAAGCGTTTGTTCTTCTTGGACGTAGAGCTTGTATCAACGAATCCTGCTAAATCTATAGCGATATAGTAGTCACCTACCTGAGGCTCTTCCTCGTCAAACTGTACCCATTCCTCTTTGAATATCTCTGAGCCTAACGCTTCAAAGCTAGACATAAACTCTTGTCTAAACGCATGGCTAGACATAGACTTCTTGGCTAACTCTATCTCTGAGGGGTCTAGGGTTTCATTATCGTATGACGTAAAGTGCCAACCTTCAAAGGACTCATCTTCACCTTTGGTAGCATATACGAATAAATCATAGAAATGATTACGTCCCTTAGGCGTACCAATGAATAGACAATCGCCTTTCCTATCGGCTAGGGCAGGTCGTAGGATTTCCTCGAATACCTGTTGCTTAACATCGGCATATTCATCTAAGACTAAATACTCAAGACTGACCCCACGCATTGTGTCTGGCCTATCGCCACCCTTTAGGGATATACGGCTACCGTTGACTAACTTAAACTCCATATTATTGACATGCTTAGATGCAATCACTGGATACGCTAGTTCCTCTAGTAATCCCCACATGATGTCCCTAGCCTGTCCCTGTGTAGGCGCTACGTAGAACACGGTACACTTAGGTGCTTGAAGTGCTCTGATAATCATAGTCCATGCGGCTAATCGTGATTTACCACAACGACGACCTGCAGCTACAACCTTAAAGCGAGCATCGGAAGCCATGACAGTCTGTTGCCAGTTCAGTAGTTTGACATCAAGTTCCATTATATAACTTCCTTATAGTGTCACTGACTTCTTTTATTCTATCTTTAATTTGTTTAGGAGTGTTAGGGTCTAGGTATTCCTTATGGTCTAGGAACTCTTCAGCCGCCTCTAGGTACCTATGCTCATTGAACAACCTACGGAACTTAGGAGACTGTTGTATATCCCCACGATAAAAAGCTGACATAAGAACACATCGCATGTCCTTAGTTAGCAGTGGATAGCTAGGTATAAACTTAGCCGTTAGTTCCTTCTCTAGGAAGTCAAAGGATTCTTTGTAGGACATAAACATAAACTTACCTGTTTGACCTACGCCTTTAGTTTTGATACCTTTGTGGTCCAAATACTCACCATCGACATACCCTTCCTTTAGGACAACATAGCGTTGCTCAGGGGTCAATGGTCCTTCTTTTTTCTTTACTGCGTTTACTGCGGCATTACCGTGGAGTACTTTAGTCATCCTTAGGGACCTCCTCGAAGTCACCATCGACAACATCATTGCCTACCTTAACACCACCACCGACACCAGTGATATTAATACTTATAGCATTACCACCGCCATTCTTAATGATATCCTTCTCAAAGGCTGCTACAGGCGCTATACGGTCCATGACTAACTTCCATGCCGCTGATTGATTCTTATGTTCATTGTCCAAGGCCGCCTCAAAGAGAGTATCTAGGACCTTACGTGACTTAGGGGAAGCTAACATACGAGCTTTATATTCATTGATAATCGTAGCGTCACCCTTAGGACGACCCATAGTCTTACGACCACCTTCTTTTTTAGACAATATATCAGTCTTTCTAGGTCTACCTCGGCCTCTTTTCTTAGGCTCTTCAGGGATAGACTTATCCTCATTAGTATTTGACATTAATTATTACCTTATGATTGTCTCAGGGGCGACCTGAGGTCTGTTCTTAGGAGTTCTTAAGACCTCTTTAGAGTAATTCTTTATAGAATATTCATTAAAGTTTAATTCTTAATGGTTAACTCTTTGGATGTCTTAAGATACCCTTATTATAACATATTTTGGTCTAAATGTCAAGAGATTTCTTTGGTATTTTATGAAAAACTTAATGATTATGTCTAACCTACGTAAACCTTTGATATTCTTAGGTATTCTTAAGTAGTCTTTTTGACCAACTTTTGGTACTTTTGACTTCCTTTTGTAGTCAATTTCACCCTTTTGTAAAACTATGGGGCACCCTTAAGAAATCCCCACCCCTTAGTCCCCTCCCCGGGGCTTATCCACAGGGTTATCCACAGGTTTTCCACAGGTTTATCCACAGGTTATTCACAGGGTTGTCCACAGGTTTGTCCACAGGGTTACCCACAGGCTGTCCACAGGATATCCCCAAGGTTATACATACGATATGCACAGGATACTCACAGGCAGGTATCCACAGGTTATACACAGGGTTGTCCACAGGTGTTCACAGGGTAAACGTGAGGATGTCATAGGGACCTTATGACTACCTTATGACTACCTTATAGACCACCTATAGACCACCTATAGACCACCATTAGAACCATGCCTATCTAGACTACCTATATGGACAACCACAGGCCTATAATATTGTATACTATTTGTACAATCCTAGGTAATCACAGGATAATCACAGGTAACTAAAAACCTAGGAAAATCAAAGGATTATCAAATAGTTTAACTGGTCGGATATGTTGTTATTCGATTGTGTGGATAATGGGAACCAAGTCAACGGGGCAACCCATAATTAACCATTAGGATATATACACATGCAAACATTAACTACAGAGACACAACAGAACTTAGCGGACCTAATCAATACTATTGAAGTTTGTGAATTAATGAGTCAAGAGTTCCGTGCCGAGGAAAATATTGAAAGAGCTGTTTATTGGCGTACTAAGCGATACAGTGCCGTTATCAGCTTGTATGATGACTACGGTATTAAGCTACCTACGTATGATATAGCCGTAGAATTTAATACAAAGTAACTATTGACAAACCAAAGGCCTTACAATATCGTAGGGTCTCAATTAACAAACAACAAGGTATTACATTATGATATACATTAAACAAACTTCCTCTATGATTGCAGATGAATTATTACAAGATGACTGGGCAAACTGGTCACGTGAAGGAGCTTATGCATTAGCCGAGTATCTCGAGGAATTATCCGAGGAAACTGGATCAAACATTGAATTAGATATCGTCGCTATACGTTGCGAGTTTAACGAGTACGAAAGTCTAGAGGAGCTTAAAGAGTGTTATTCCGATGTGTCTATATATGACATATTAGAGTATGTCGTAGCACGTGGCGACGGCTTTGTAATTGCGAGGGAGTTTTAATATGTTACTACTTGACTTTATAACACTTGCGAACAATCACGGGTTTGATGTCTATTCGTATGGACGTGCCGAGATAGTTTTACAAGGTAATGACCAAAAGCTATACTTTGACGGCTTGAAAGAATGTGCTCAATGGTTAAATAATTTGTGATAGTCTATTGACATAGTACTTTAGATAATCTAGAGTACTACACAATGCACTAACGCATTAACTAAAATAAACAAAGGTTAAATATTATGATTAAATTCTTAAATGTTCGCATCTCTGACCATACCAATGGACGCACACGTTTTGCAATCGGTAAATTTACGGGCTTTGTGGCGTTACGTAAAGTTAAAAGCCGTGGTTTTGGTATTGAGGACCAACGCTGCTTTAAACAATTGCACCTAGGTAAAATCAGCATTGCACTTGAGAAGTCAAAAGCCGAACGAGATCTATGGAATTTCGCAGGCAACTAATTGTAATCAAATGGACGTCGTGAGGCGTCCTCATTAACACTCTAAGAGGTTTAAAGATGAACAATATGTCA